TGCCGCGCTCGATCACCGCGCCGACAGGCTTGCCCGCAGAATGTGCGACCGTACCAACCAGGTGTTCAGAATGGATCAGCCGCGCCCAGCCCCCGAAGGCATTGCCCGAGGTCCGGACATGAACCTCGCTCGATGCGTTCGGCGCAGCAGAGGAGCCGCGTGCGGCGATCTGCAGCCCCCGGCCTGCGTTGCGGCGGAGCTGCAGCAAGGTCCCGTCGAAAGGCCAGCCATCCGCCGCAGCGATGCTGTAAATCCCGGCAGGAACGTCCAGCTGCGCCGGGTCCGAAAGGGTCGGCGGATTGGTCGCAAGAAGACCGCCCGCCCCAGTCTGCAACAGTTTGCCAGCCGAGGCATCCGCAGGGCTGGATTGAACGGCCTCCCCGGACAGGCTCCCGGCCTCGACCGTGGTGAACCTGGCGGCCGCCGGCGTGTTCAGGCCGATGGTGGTGCCGTTCAGCGCCGCGCCAATCACGGTGGAGTTGTTTTCCAGAAAGTCAATGAAGGCCAGCATTTCTGCGCGATGGGTGATCGCAAAATGCTGGAACAGCGCCGACATCCTGGCGTCAAAATCCGCCTCCGGCGTGCTGCGCTGCGGGATCTCGGGAAACGCCGAGAAGCCTGGAATGCTCATTTGGGGCACTCTCCTATTTCAGGGTTTTGATAATCAGCGGAAAGACGGACTCGCCCGCCACATCGATCGGCTGGCTGTGGTCATCGACAAAGCCCAGGCCCTCAAGCCCGTAGGACGGCGCCGCGCCGGAGACATAAAACGCCGTCGCCAGCCCATCGATCTCGGCCACGATATCCATGATGCGCGGCGCCTGATGGGTCGGCACCAGGAGCGACAGATCCACCTTGCGGGTGGAGCCGCGCTTGACCAGGATCTCATTGCCAAAATCGTCATAGCCCTTGCGGCTGTGGCTGACGAACTGGACCCTCGGCAGGTTCAGCACCCGGCCCAGCAGGTGGTTGCGCCCCAGAACGATATGGCCGACCTGCGCCACCGCCCCGCGCGCCTCGATGCTGATGTCGATCCGGTGGCCGATATAGCCGGGAAAGCCCCCCAGAACCTTCTGGCGCGCATAGATCACGCCGCCGAAGAACCAGGTATAGGCGCTGACCACATTGCCCTTGTCGACCATCACAAAGGTCTCATCATAGATCGATGTGGCCCCGTCCCAGACCTCGATCCGCACGCTGCCCGCCGTCAGCCCAAACAGGGCAATCGCATCGCAATCCTGCGAAGGGACCACCGAATAGGTGATCAGATCCGCCCGCAGCGCGACGTTTGAGCGGCGCTGATCGAAGGCCCGCCAGCGGTTGGTGACCCCGACCTCCAGCCAGGCGCTTCCATCATCGGTGGTTGGGTCCGCGCCGGTATTGCCGTCCACAATGCTCTCATAGATCCGGTGGCTTGCGGTGGAGATCACCAGCGCGCCCTTTGCGTAGGTCGCGCCCGCATCCCAGACCGGGTGGTCCTCCTCCGCGATGTTGGAGGCCACCAGCTCCGCCTCGGTCACCGCCATGGGCGCGACAATATTGAAGTCCATCAGCTGCGCTCCCCCGGCATCCCGGCCTCGTCCCAATCGTCGATCTGATTGGCGATCCGGTCGAGGATCATCCGCATCACCTGCCCCTGCGCCACCACATGCCGGGTCAGCTCTTCCAGCCCCCTGGCCAGCGGTCGGTTGTCCAGCATCGCCACCGACTCCGCGTGGCTGTGGATGCGCGAGGGGCCGGTGGTCTCGACTTCCCAGCCGCGCTCGCCGACGATCCGCGCACCGCCCTGGTGGGCACCGCCGCGCGCAAAAGCGGGAATGGCGCCGAGACTGCGGATCTGCGATCGCAAGGCCTCCACCTGATCCGCATCCTCGGAATAGCGGCTGTTGTAGGCCCGGATCTGCGCTTCCAGCCCATCAGCCCCCCGAAAGGCCGCGCGGAACCCCGCAAGGTCGGATCCCGCGCCGTAGGTCAGGTAATCCGCATCATAGAGAATGCGGCCAGACACATCCGAGAGCCGCAGCTCCGCATCCTGCCCGCCCGACCGGGTCAGGCTGACACCGGTCGCCGCCTCCAGCGCCTCGACCTGCGCCACAAGCCCCGCCGCCTCACTGCGATCAGACAGACCGGCCGCCAGCCCCTGCCCCTGCGCCTGCAATGCGACAACCTGCGCCTGCACCTCGCGGGCGCGCCGGTCCGCCTCGACCGCATCGCGCAGCTCGCCCAGCATGCCGCGCAGCCGGTCCATCGGCTCGCGCAGCCGTCCGGTCTGGCTGGCGAGATCGGCAAAGACCTGATCCGCCTCCAGCACCACGCCGCCGCCAAAACTCAGCCGACCTGTACCACCTGTGCCGATCAGCCCGGCCAGCGCCGTCAGCTGCGCCACGGTCTCCGCCCCCGCCCCGGTCAGCGCCACATTCACCCGCCGCGACAGATTGGCCGCGCGGGTCAGCACCAGCGCCCGGGTCTCGGGATCGAGATCCCGGCCCAGATCCAGCATCAGGCTCCGGCGCAGATCCGCCGCCGTGGTCAGCGCCAGCTGGCGGCTGTCCGCATCCAGATCCGCCCCCAGCACCAGATCCAGCGTCGCCACATGCTGCGAGAGCGCATGGGTGGCAATCCAGCGATCCGCAGGCGTCAGGTCATCGCGCCGGATGACAAAATCCAGCGTGGTGCGGATGCCGGTCTCCGCCTGCTCCACCAGATCGCGCAGCCAGGCAGGCGCCTGATCATCGAGGCTGACCGCCACATCCAGCGCCCCCACCAGATCGTCATAGCTGAAGGCCTCGGCCCCCTCGATGGCCTGCTCCAGCGCCGCGAGCGACGCCTCAAAGGCCGCCACCGTGCCATCCCAATCCGCCGCCAGCGCCTGCACGCCGTCGCTCAAGGCCGCCACCTGATCGCCGGTCAGACCCTCCAGCTGCAGGAAGTTCCCCAGCGAGGTCAGCACCTCGATCTGGGCTTCATACAGTCCCGCCAGCACCTCATCATTGCCGGATTCCAGATCCGCCAGACCGGCGGCAAAGCTCATCTGCGCCTGTACCTCGGCTGCGATCCGGCGATACTCCAGTTCTGATCCTGCACCGTCGCGCGCGCTCTGCAGATAGGCGCGCGCCAGATCCGGCAGCGCCGCCGCTGCCGCCGCATCGCCCGCCTGAACAGCGGCAAACCCCGCATCGAGCCGCGCCCGCAGCACGCCTGCGCCCTGCGCGCTGCTGGCCGCGCTCAGATCCGTATTGACCAGATCCGAGACAAAGCCGCGCAGCCCCGCCGCCGTGCGCCGCCACTCCTCTGCCGCCGCCCGGGCCTCGGAGACCATATCGCGCGCCGCATCGATCCGGGTGCCCACCTCGCCGCCGACCTCCTCCGCCAGTCCCGCCAGCTCCGCCGTGAAGGCGCTGACCTCGGGCAGCACCTCATCCAGCGCCCCCGCCAGCCCCAGCAGCTGCGCATAGAGCGCCTGACCGCTGGCGCTGGTCAGATCGAGGCTGTCGACGATCTCGCGGAAAGCATCGCGGGAGGCGGGCATCGCAAGGCCCAGCCCCTCGAACTCCGCGCGCAGGCGGCGCAGGACGGCCTCGCTCTGTTCGGCCCCCGAATAAAAGCCGGTAAAATAGCTGGTGACCGAGGCCGAAAGCTGCTCCGCGCCGCCAAACTGATCCACCAGATCCGAGGCCAGATCCGCCCCCGCCAGCGACACGTCAAAGGCGCTCTGGTCCAGCAGATCCATGGCGTCATTCACCGCCACCAGACTGCCCGAGAGCCGCGACAGCGTCTCGGTGGCGGTCTCGCCCGCGCGCAGGAAGTCATCAGTGCCGAGGATCAGATCGGCCATTTGTTCCGTGGCCGCCGCCATATGTTCGGCGATATCCGCCTGGATCTGCTCCTGCGTGCGCCCCGAAGTCATCACCGAGAGATGATAGCCCTCATACTCCGCCAGCGCGTCAGACCCCAGCCCCAGAGCCTCCGCCATGGACAAAAGCCCGGAGGTGAGGCCGCTGACCTGCAGGTCCAGCGCCGCATCCAGATCGCCGTCGACACTGCCATAGACATTGCGGTCGCTGCGGAACCAGCCGCCCCGGTAGCGGTCGCGGGTGTAGCCCTCAAAATCACCCGCGCCGCCTGCCCCCACCGTGCCCTCCAGCGCGGAGAAGTCAAAGCTGCGCCCGAAGGCCTTGTCGAAGAGGGCAAAACCGCCCGCGAGGATCCCCAGAACCGGAAGCGCCGCCCCGATCGTGGACACAAGCGCGCCCGCCCCCGTCGCCGCAGAGGCCAGCGCCGCATTGGCCCCTATGTTCAAAATGCCGGCACTGGCGTAGCCGCCAAGCCCGAGCGCGGCCTGAAAGCCCCCGCCCAGCCCGGAACCAAGCCCGGCCAACAGGCCACCGCCGCCCAGGAGACCACTTGCCCCCTGCCCCAACAGACCGGACAAAAGCCCGCCGCTGTCACCGCCACTCAGCAGGCCGCCCGCCGCATTGGCCGCAGTGCCCGCGCCCCCGAGCGACAGCCCCAGGGCGATCCGGATCTGGTTTTCCGCAAACATCGCCATGAGATCGGAAAGCCCGCGTTTTGCCGCCTCCCGGATGCCGTCCCACATGGCTCTGAAGTCCCGAAAGCCACCGGAGACCCAATCGCCAAAGCTCCGCGAGACGCCATCCACCGCCGCCGACAGCGGCCCGCGCAATTCCTGCTGCAGATCCTCCGCCGCATCGGTGGTTTTGGTCAAACCGCCGCTGACACCGCCGCCGGATCCGTCATCCAGCACCTCCCCCAATGCGCCCAGTTTCTCCTTCAGAGCATCGGCGCTGTCATCGCCCGCATCCAGCTCCGCATTGGCCGATCCCATCTGCAGGGTCAGCGTCTTCAGCGCCGCGCTGGCCTTGCCCCAGCCCTGTTTTGCCAGATCCGCCGCCGTCTTGCGCGCATTCTCCGCCGCCGCCTGATGCGCCTCCACCTGCAGGGTCAGGGCATGAACCGCGCTCGCCGCCTCCACCGCAGAGCCGTGCAGCGACAGCGCCAGGCCGTCCTGCCCCGCCACCCGTGCGCCTTCGGCCATCCGATGCAGGAACCCGGCCCAGGTCTCCTGCACCCCGGCGATCATCGTCACGAACCCCGCCTTGACCGAGGACCAGACCGCAGACAGCGCAGGCTCGATCGCCTGCGCGCCGGTGGTGATCCCCTCCCAGATCCCGCGCGCCAGATCGCCGAGCGCCTGCAGCGCCGCGCCCCAGCCGCCGGTGGCCCCCACCAGGGCGTGGAATTTCATGGCGAGATAGCCAGCCCCCACCACCAGCGCCCCGATGCCGGTGGCAATCACCGCACCCCGCAGCAGAACCAGACCGCGCTGCAGGCCTTTCATCGCCACGCCCGCAACCGCCGCCCTGGTCGAGGTCGCCCCAAGCGCCAGCTCCAGCGCGATCGCCGACTTTGCCGCCGCCGCAAAACGCAAAGGCGCCAGCGCCACCGTGGAGATCATGCCGCCCATGGCAAGGGTCAGCGGCGCCGTCACCTTCAGCACCAGCCCCAGCGCCAATGCCGCAGGCCCCAGCGTGCCCGCGATCAATGCGCTGGTGGCGATGACCCGCTTGCTGCCCTCCGACAGATCATTGAACCAGCCCGCCACTTCCGCAACCCGGTCGCTCAGCCCCTGAAGCGCAGGCGCCAGCGCCACCGTCACCTGATTGGCCAGACCCCGCCCCGCCAGAGACATCCGCGACAGCGCGTCATTGGTCAGCTCGATCTGCGCCGCATCCACCTCGGAGACCGCCACGCCAAAGCGGCTCACATCCTGCGCCGCCATGCGCAGCGCCGCGCCGTCAATGCGGGTGAAGATCAGCCCCGCCCGGCTGCCAAACAGCTCCGAGGCCACCGCCGCCCGCTCCGCCTCCGGCACATATTGCGCCAGCGCGCTCTGCACCTGCTGCAGCCGCTGATCCAGAGGCAGCGCCTGCAGCCCGGACGCCGACAGATGCAGCCGCTCCAGCGCCTTGGCCGCCGCGCCGGTGCCCCCCGCCGCCTGGCTCAGCCGTTTGGTCAGCTGCAGCGTCGCCTGCTGCACCTCGCCCATGGCCACGCCCGACAGATCCGCCGCCCGCTCCAGCACCTGCATTGAGGTGACCGTGGTGCCCAGCGACTGCGCCATCTTGGCCTGGGCATCCACGATCCGCAGGCTCGATCGCACCGCGACCGTCGCCGCCCCCGCCATCGGCAGGGTGAGGCCGAGCGCCATCCGCCGCCCGGCCCCCTCCATCCTGCCCGCCAGCGCCAGCATCCGCCGCTCCACCCGGCCCATGGTGGCCTGCGCCCGTTTTGCCCCCGTCTCGAAGGCTGCGGACTCCATCGTGAGCACGCCGCGCAGCGCGCCAATAACTGCGGACATCTATGCCCCCTTTTTGCTGTGAAAGTGCATGGTCATCAGGCCCGCGCGCAGGGTTTCGAGATCCTGCGCCGCATCGGCCTCGCGGCAGGTCTTGCGGCCTGCTGCCCTGGTAAAATCCGGCATGGATTTGGGGCTGTGGAAGGCGTGGCTGACCAGCACCCCCAGCTCCTGATTGAGCACCCGGCGCGCGTCCAGCTCCGCCTCCCTGGCCCGGCTCCGGCCCCGCGTGATCAGGTCATATTCGCGGAAGGTGACGCCGTAGAAATCGGCGTGATGCTGGCCCAGTTCACACCACGCCGACAGCAGCGCCGACCAGTCTACGCCCCCGCCGGAGCGCGCGCCTTTCCCGCCGCTGCATCCGCGCCCGGTTTTGTGGCTGCATCCGCGCCCTGCCCCGTATTCGGCGCCGGAAAGGCCTTGCCGATCGCCTCGGCGACAAAGGGCACCACCCGGCGCGCGCCCCCCGCCGCATCGACCATAGCCATGGCCTCGTCTTTGGACACGCCCTGGCCATCCTCCAGCCCCGCCGCCAGCGCCGAGACCAGAAGCCTGATCCCGCCCTGCCCCTGGATCAGCCGGTCCAGCAGCACATCAAAGGGCTGGCCCTCGTTATCCTCCTCAAACCGCATCAGCGCAGCAGTGGTCAGCCGCAGTTTGTGGGTCACCTTGCCCAGCTTCAAAGTTGCTGCAGGGATCATGCTGCCGCCCCTTCCGTCCAGTCAATGAGCCCGGTCGGGCGCAGTTTGAGATCCGTCATCAGGTCGCCGTCCACATCCGTCGAGGGCATCGAGGGGTTGACGAAGGCCCTGAACCGGAAGGCATCCCCCGTCGCCTGACCCGGCCCTGCAGGCAGGGTGACACGAAAGTACACCGGCTGGCGCGACGCCTTGTAGGCCGCGGCCTGCTTGTACAAGGCGGTCGAGTAAAAACAGCTCAGCGTCACTTCGCCGGTGTCCGTCATCCCCACGCCCCACTCGCGCGAGCGCCCCGGACTGTCCAGCGAGGTCCGGTCGCGGTATTCCGGGTTTTCCTCCGGAATGCCCACGGTCTTGCAGCCCTGAATGGCGGCAAAACTTTCATCCACGTCCTCGGCGGACCATTCGATCTCCACCAGATCGCCTGCAATGACATTCTCTGCCATGGTGTTTTCCTTTCATCATGTTTGGAAAGAGAGCCGGTCACCCGGCCCGTTCAGGCGCGGTAGCGCACCTGCATATCCAGCATTTGCAGCCGGATCACATCGCCGCCGGTCTCCACCAGGGAATCCCGCCGGGACAGTTCTTTGATGCGGATCACCGACCCGCCCCGCAGATCGGTCAGGGCCGAGGAGACCAGCGGCGCCAGCTCCAGCAGCCCCCCGTAGCTCCGGGCGGCGATAGTGACCTGCACCCGCGCCGTTTCCACATTCACCCGCCCCTGCAGGGAATAGCCGGTCACGGTCGAGATCCGCTGCAGCGTGATGCGCGGATAGCCCACATCCGCGTCAAACGCCCCCCAGACCACCGGAGCGCCAAGCGCCTGCAGCAGCTCCTTCACCTCGCGTTCCATGCTCATCGGCTGGCCCGCGCCGCCTTGCGCCGGGCGCGCTCCACGGATTTTTCAATCTCCGCCCAGACCTCGCGGCGCAGCGTGGCCAGCATCACCGCCTGGCCTGCGTCCCAGGCAGGCCGCAGAAACGGGCGTGCGGGCATCGCGCCGGTCGACCGCCCTGTCGAGGCCTGCACCCGCACCCCGGTTCCGAACTCATAGAGATGGGCATGGGGCGCATCCGCGCCATCCGGCTGCACCGGCCCCACATACAAGACCACCTTGCTGCGGCCCCGATCGCCGCGCGCCTCCTTTCGCTGGCGCGCCGTCAGCTTGCTGGTCACCGCAATGGTGAACGGGGACACACCGCCCGCCAGATCCGCCACCGGCTTCAGGCTCTTCTTCATCGCCCGCCGCATCACCCCCTTCGCCGTGCCGCGCGCCAGCTCCGCCAAGGCCCGCTCAATATCGCCCGCGCCTTCAATGCGCATCTTGACCGCCATCCCGCAGACCTCGCGCCTTGAGCCGCCAGGCGGTGATCTCCACATACGTCCGGCCAAGGGGTTTGACGCCGGTGATCTGCCAGTCCGCACCGTCAAAGCGCAGGCCATAGGTGCCATCGACCTGAGCCATATATCTGAGCGCACGCAGGACAAACCGCGCGTCGGTTTTCTGCTCCACCGCCGCCGCGCGCAGCCGCTCGCCATCCGAGACCGGCGTCACTTGGGCCCAGGCCCGTGTCAGCACAGCCCAGCCCGTGCGCAGGGTCTCGCCCAGCGGATTTGTCTCCACCTGCGGCGCGAGGATCTGCACCAGCCGGTCGAGCGTCGGTGACGTGACCGGCCTCATATCGCAAAGGCCCGGTAGCGATGCGTCAGCCGGTCAATGCCCTCCTGCACCTGACGCGGAACACCCAATGCCGCATCCGCCAGGGGGTGATCATAGTAGAGCTTCACCAGCTCGCAGACGGCTGCCCGGATGTCCTCAGGCACCGCCGCGACCGAGGCAAACCCGGCCGTAAACTCCAGAGAGACCGCGTCGGGCCGATCCGCCACAGCGGGCCAGCAATAGCCCCCCACCAAAGCCACATGACGCGACCGTCCCCGCCCCACCAGAGCATAGCCGTCGACCGGCACCGTGGCTGTGGCGCCACTTGGATCCAGATAGCGCAGGGCGTCAACAGATGTGATCCGCGCGAATGGCAGATGCAGGAAGCCGTCACTGAAGCAGCTCCCCTTGCGCACCCAGGTCTGCGACGTGAGCGGAAAGCCCAATCCGCCAAAGCCGTCCGCATCCACATCCAGCACCGTCGAGGCGGCGGCAATGGCGCGGCTGATCTGAGCGTCCAGCTCGGGGATTTCACCGGCAGGCGAGATAATCCGGAGTGTGTCCTTGGCCTCCTCCAGCGAGATCAGCGGCACGCCCCCGCCCGAGGTCCGCTCCAGCCACATCGCGCGCACCGCCATCAGGTCTGATCTTTCACCGCAGCTTCAGCCACAGGTGCAGTCGCCGTTTCGGGAGGAGGAGCCGCCGCCGTGTTCTGAGGCACAGCCCCCTTGGTGTCCGGCGCGGCATCACCGCTGTGGTCCGGCGCTGCGGGCGCCAGCACGCCCGCTGTCACCAGATGCGCCACATCGCTTGCATGGGCTCTGCGCCGCGCGCCCTGCCCATACCATTTGTCGCCCTGATGCGGGCGCAACACAGTATAGTCCATGAGATCACCTCATTTGTGAGAAAGACCGGACAGGCGGCCTCACCGCCCCTCCGGTCGCGATGTCGCGATCAGTCCGCCACGCGGCCAAAGTCGCCGTAGATGAAGCTCTCCGGCCGGTAGATCGCCAGCGCCAGACGCTCTTCGGCGAGGATCGTCACCTTGTTGCGCACAAAGTCGTCATTCTGAAAGCCGCTCTCGATGCGCGAGGCCCATTGATCAAAGATCTGCGCCCCCATATCAAACGCCCCCACCAGCACCTTGTCCTGCACCATGGCCGGGGTGGTCACGACCGGCAGCCCCCACAGGGTGGGCGCCAGCGTGCCCTGCGGATTGCCGATGATATAGCGCCCTTCGCCGTCCTTCAGGGTCTCGATCCACGCCCAGTCGATGGGGTGCATCACGATGCCGGTGGCGGGATATTCCGCCAGCACCGCCTGCAGCGCCATATAGCGCACCTTGTCGATCGAGCTGCCCTCAGCAAGGCCCGCGGGCTGGGCAAAGGCCGTGGCCTGCGGCACAATCCCATGCAGGTTTTCGCCGGTATTGTCGCCGTAGAGAAGCTGCTGTTCTTCCTTGAAGGCGAGCCCGTAGAGCAGGCGATTGTCGATGATCGAGCGCACCTGCGCCACATCCGACAGGGTTTGTTTGGACGCGCGCATCCAATGCGCAATCACCTTGGTGCGGGTCTGCACTTCCTCAACGCTAAAATCAGACTGAGGCTTCAGCCCGCCCTCGGCCACCATGTCCGCATTATTGGCAAATCCGGTCTCGCGGTCATAATCGATCATGGCCGCATCCGTCTGCCCCGGCATCAGCAGGCCGCGCACGGTCATGCGACGCTGCGGCAGCGCCATCATGCCAGGGCGATGAGCCGCATGAACCACCGCCCCGAGCCCCCCGGCGCCGCCGGTGGTGGTGGTGAGATCGGCTTTCACGTCCAGTGACGCGCTGTCGCCTTTGCGCGGATTGGCCTGAAAGCTCTTGAACTCATCGCATTCGGTAAACCGCGCGCCGATGGATCTGGCCTGCTCGGCCCCTTCGTCCCCTCTGCGATCAAGCTTTTGCTCCAGCTCGGCCAGGCTGCCCTTGAGGCCGCCAAGCTCGGCAAGCGCCTCATCGGCCTTTTCCTTCATGGCCTGGTTCAGCGCCTCGCCCGCCTCGGCCTTGCCAATGGCGGTCTCGGCGATCTCTTTCACCGCGTCAAATTTGCGTTCGAACGCGGCTTTCATGTCCACTGCCAGCTCTGCAGCGGATTTGGTCTCTCCCGGCATGGGGATCCCTCCTTTTAAAAGATGTGTGTTTGCTGTGGGTTACGAGCCCATCAGGGCCGCCATAAAGACCCTGGCTTCCGTCTCCGCTGTGGCAGGATCCCCCTGCCCTTTCAGGTGGATGCGCGCGGCACGCTCCGCCTGGGAATTGGACAGGCCAAGACCCTTGACCGCTGTCTCGAATTCCCGCTCTGTCAGCCGGTCCCCGGCCTTCAGCTTTTGAATAATCTCCGCCGGCACATCGCGTTTGGCGGCCACCCGCGCCGACACCAGCATCGGGAAAGTCACCAGGGACACCTCCCACAGGTCGACCTCTTTCAACACGCGATTGCCGCTTGCGTCCTTTTGCGCCGAGACCGTCCGGTAGCCGATCGACAGCCCGTCAATCGAGCCCGCCGCGATCAGCGCCAGCGCCTCGCGGCCCTTCTCCACCTCTGTCAGAATGCGCCCCTTGACCCAGAGCCCGCGCTCATCCTCGCCCAGCTCATCCCAGACCCCGATCGGCACCGCCGGATCATGCTGCCAGAGCATCTTGACCTTGCGCCCTTGCGCATCCAGTCGGGCCAGGCTGGCGCCATAGGCGCCCGGAGCGACGATATCGCCGCCATTGTCCACCTCGCCAAACAGGCTGGCATAGCCCTCGATCGCGCCGCTGTCCGCCACCGACTTGAGGTCAAAGGCCATCTCTTTTGTCTCCATCCACATCAGCTCTGTCCTGTTTCGGTAATCGGTATGTTCTGCATTTGCGCGCGCACCACATCGCCGCCCGCCACAGGCGGCAGGCCCTCGCGGGCGCGCAGCTCGTTTATGGTCATGCCGCCAATCTGGACCATGGTCTGGTAAAAGCTGGCCCGGCTGGCACTGTCCCCGCGCAGCAAGGCGTCCATATTGATCCGCCCCGAGATCCCCGCTGCCCGATCCGCCGCCGTCAGAAGCTGCTTGTCCACCGCCTGCTCGATCCGTTTCACCCGGCGGCGCAGGTAGAATTTGGTGAACATCAGCACCTGCTGATCCACGCTGGTGGGCCAGGCCGTCGAGGCCCCCGCATGGCCGATCAAGGCAGGCGGCACCTGAAAGAAGCGGCAGATTTCCTCGACCGAGAACTGCCGCGTCTCCAGCATCTGCGCATCCTCCGGCGAGATTGTAATCTGTTCATATTCCAGCCCCCCTTCGGCAATGAAGGGCTTGCCCGCGTTCACGGCGCCTAGGTATTTCTCCACGATCGCCTCGGCAGCGGCGCGTTCCTCGACGTTCAGCCATTCCTTGAACTTGATCAGCCCCGAGGGGCGCAGCCCATTGCGGAACAT